GTCTTATATATGGTTAACTGGGATCATCTCCGCTTTGTCTAAGTAATTATAGACAGAACGGGAAAATCACGGGCTACCATTCGGTAGCTTAGTTATTCTTAAGTTTGGTAGTTCCATAACTGCCACTTTAGATAACCTTGAGAATTCTAACTCAGTAATAGGGGATACCTTCCTTGTTCAATCAGTATTTTCATACTTAAATAGGTGAGGTTCTTTGGCTTTCAAGGTTCACACAGATCTAAGATCTGGAGAACCGAGGCTCTTGTTTAAGAGCTTAGAGAATTCACGACCTGTGACAATATAATTGTCAACGGACCGTTGAATCTCTCACCAAACGAACCAGTAACCTAGATTGAACAATGAGGAGAACTCTGCGACTGAGACTTGAAGATATCTTAGATATCTTCCTCTTAAATTCTTCAAGATTGGTGCTTTAAACACTAATATCAGCAAATCGAATCAAAATGTAGGACTAAATATCCGTAGACTTTGATCGAATACTCAACCTAATAAACTTCGTTTATGGTTAGTTTTCTTAAAAGTTTCTATTGGATGATCTAATCAACGTCAATATTCTTTATCGCGGATTCAATATAAATTATCTTGGATAGCATCTAGTCAAGAACTAACTAGAAGCCGTCTAAGGTAAAAGTTGTATGAATACGAGGGAACAAGTATGTTTCAAAATCTTTCTATGCGACTCTGGGAAACCGAAGCTGCAAGTTTTGAACTGATAGGACTAATCTCGCTACCTAAATAAGACACTAAGAGGAATAAATTCCCTTTGGTAATCTTAAATGGGTAAACTTTTAAGAGACCTATCATTGCCGTTCTAGATAGTATCATACCCTTGTCAAGGGCATCTACTACAAGAGTTGGCAAATGCTTAACACCCCTCAACGCTAATACAAGATTGGCAGAACCTACTGGTGAATAATCACAAGCAGGCGATGAAATTCTTTTAGCGAATTCAAATACACCGTTACTAGATCTTAAAGATTTAGCTTCAGATATTTTCACGTCGAGAGTTTTCATTATTGAAAGGTAAGACATAGCAACAGCTTTATCAGCAATTACTATATCATCTCCCAATAATGCATAAGTGACAAACCATCGGTCATAACCCGCCCTCTTAGCTGCTAGTTGCACTAAGAAATGGTGAGTTAAAGCCAAGGAAGCTCATGAAGAATAAGCTCCCATAGGTTGACCGACCTTATAAAAGTAAGGTCTATCCTTATAGAACCAAGGACGCTCCGTTAAAAGTTTAGATCACCTACCAAAAATGGTAGTGTCAAATACGATGTTAAGTATGTCTTTCTGCAGTTGTATCGGTAATCGATCAGTAGCAGCACTTAAATCAAAAGAAAACACATCCGATCTTCGTAACGTCTTGAGCAGCTCCAAAGGAGCTGTTTGATTGAATGTCCCATCTTGGGGAATCTTTTTCAATCATTCAAAGACAGGATCGTGCACACTTTGGAGTAATCACTGTGTCCAATAATCCGTAATTGCAAAAATTCGGATTTTACCCGCGGGTTCTGGCTTTTCAACCAGACGACCGAGGTATAAGGGACGTGATCATCCAAGTACACGATTTACGAGGAAAGGAACGCTAATTAAAACTCCGGATAGGAACAAATAATAGACTAACTTTTGTTGACCGGTCGTGTATGCAAAGACTATGAAATTGTAAAGTACTTTAGGGTACTTACAAATCATAGCCAATGCATCAAGGCCGCAACCAAAGATACTAGTTGAATTATTCGGACCTGCTGAGATTAACATTGGTGGCATTTCTCGAGGTTTAAGAGCCAGACGCGGAAATAATTTCGCAACGTCTTTCAGCTCAGCCATCGACAAAGTCTTCTCACCTTGTGAATCCGCTGTTATCGTTGATAACTTCGGTTCACCGGGAAAAGATATTACCCTATAAATTGTAAGAATTGATAGTACACCTCGTATCACATCAAGATATTCCGACCTTATAAGAAGGCGGAGTCTCTTGGGAATGATCTTCGGCAGACCAACGTCATCCACTTTAATAGTGGGTGACCCTTGTATGAAAGTATCTTTTGCAAGATATTTCATCAAAGCTATGTGACAATTCTTCAGGTAAGAGACGGTAAACTTTTTACCACTCTTCTGACGTTTTATCACGATAGAATCAAGGAACTGCTTAAACTCAGGACGTAACCAGGATAATCTATATAATCAGACCACTAGCTTAAGATATCGAAATCACTCATTGTCTCTAATAGAGACACGAGATTTCTCGAGTCTTAAACTCTCCTTTATCTGTTTTATGTTTAATTCTTTTCTTGTCATATTTCATGATAAGAGCAAAAGTAAACAAGGACAGGTAATCGGGACATATAAGGACATGGCTTATCCCATATGCCGGTAGATACGTCTACCCCGGTGAGACTTGGTCATAGAAACCTGATACTGTGGCAGACACAAAGGGGAGCAATCCTCGTGCGTGCCGATTTTCGTAGGAAAACTATGATACCTTCCCCGTTTCGACGGGAAACTTCTCACAGAAATTAACCTCGCTTCCCATGTAAATGGTGAGTTGAGGGACGAACGGTAATTTTACCACCTTAACCTAAGGGAGGTGTTAAATCCCAAAGGTAGGCTATCTCCAGT